ACCATTGCAGACTATCTTGTGAATCTACATCACTTCCGACGTGAAAGTTTTGCCAACACACTCAAAGACGCAGTGGCACAGGTGTTTGGCTGGGACAGAACCATGCTGGAAGGCCGCACTAAAATGGCCCGTGAGTGGCGCGAACAAGTGGATCCTTGGTGGGCCGAACGCTTGGGCATACCGCATCTAACTCCCCGTTACATCCTACAGCAGTGGGGCACAGAAGTGTGCCGCAAGAACTTTCACGATGATATCTGGATTGCCAGTTTAGAAAACAAACTGCGCAACTCAAAAGATGATGTTGTTATAAGCGATTGTAGATTTCCCAACGAAATACAAGCTATCAAACAATCAGGTGGTCTGGTGGTGCGTGTGGTGCGTGGTCCAGAACCCGAGTGGTATGATGCAGCGGTGAGTCGTAATCGTGGTCCTGACGGCAATCCAACCTGGGCACTTAGCGGGCGCCGACTAGAACAACTGGGTGTGCATGCGTCAGAAACTGCCTGGGTGGGCACAAAGTTTGATGTGGTACTTGACAACAACGGCACCCTAGACGACTTGTATCAGCAGGTCAAGCGACTTGTGTCTAGTTAAGCATCTGGTTCAAGATCACCCGCCCGCCAAGTAACTTCAGTCCGGGCAATTTCTTCCACACAGTTGCGGCACACTGTTCGCAGATTTCTTAAGATAACATTGTTGAGATCTCCATCAACATGATACACCAATAACTGACTGGCAATCCTTGCCTTGAACCCGCATCTATCACATGCGGGTTTTTTCTTGTAGCCTGCTGATTTCCAACGCGGTTCTCTGGGTTTGATTCCCTTGCCTTTGCGTTGGCAAGTTTCACAACGACTGCGGTAATGTGTTGTATCTTCTTTGATATAATTCACAGCGCATGGCCGTTGATTACAGGCTTTACATATAGGTCTCATGGGGTATTTATTAGGTGGACCTTGGGCAAAGGGCGCCGTAAAACACCTTTTTTTGGGTATGCCTATAAATATCAATAACTTGAAAAGGAACCAACCATGGCACTTATATCACCAGGCGTAGAAGTAACAGTAATCGACGAGAGTCAATACATTCCTTCTGCTGTTAATTCAGTACCATATTTTTTAATTGCTACTGCCCAAAACAAAGTTTCTAGCGATGGCGTCACTGTAGCTGCAGGCACACTTGCAGCAAACGCAAATAAAACTTATCTCATCACCAGTCAGCGTGACTTGGCAGCTACATTTGGCGTGCCATTCTTCTACAACACCACAACTGGCACACCCATCAATGGTTACGAACTCAACGAATATGGTTTGTTGGCAGCGTACTCAGCCTTGGGCGTTACAAATCGTGCTTACATTCAACGTGCAGATATCAACTTAACTGAACTCACTGCCAGTTTGACACGCCCAGCAGGCCAAGCTGATTCCACTATGACTTGGGTCGACACTGCTTCCTCAAAATGGGGTATTCAAGAATGGAATAGAGAAACAAATTCATTCACCGTCAAAACTCCTTTGTTGATAACCGACTCAGCTGATCTTGTAGATCCATTAAATGGCGATCGTACCCCGCTATCCACTATTGGCAGCATTGGCGATTATGCTATTACTTTTTATGACCCTGTATTTGGTGGGTACTATAAAAACAGCATCAACAATTGGGTGTTAATTGGCTCAGACGCATGGAAATTGAGTTGGCCAACTGTGCAAGGATCGGCTACTCCTACAACTTTGACACTGGGTGCAAATATTTACATAAACGGTGTTTTATGCTCGGTTGGCGCCACAAACACTGTGAGTGGGTTTGCCACAGTGATCAATAATTTGAGTATACTTGGGGTAACTGCTGCCAATGTTGGAGGAAAATTAACAATTTATGCAAACAGCTCAGCCACAAATGATGGTTCCACTGCCGACGGCGGCATTGTCAGCATTCAGGCCGGACCAAACAACGGTGCTGCACTGTTAACTGCTCTAGGCATCAGTGCTATTGAATACGGCGCTCCTGAATATTTGCCAAGTTACAGTTACCAATCTCCACGTTGGAGATTAACTGACACGTTTACACACCCTACTGGATCAATTTGGAACAATTTGAGTTCAGCCAACAATGGCTTGAACATAGTTTTGAAACTTTATAATTCTACTCTAGGAGCCTGGGTGGCGCAATCATGTCCAGCATATCTTGATGACGTTGCGGCGCTGTATGGCCTGGCCCCAACCACTGGAGGTTCCAGTATTGCCACCGATGCAACGTATATTCAGTATGATGCAACCAACGGTGGAGACAGCAATGCTCAAATGACATTTACTGTTTATCAACGATCAGCACCTGGACCAACAATTATAACCGGCAATGCTGTGTTGACTGGAACTCCATTTACTGTTGGAAATCAGTTCACCTTGTCTGCCACCGAAGCAGGGTCGGCCACTGTAAACACAGCCACAGTGACCATTGGCGGGACTGGCACAGCATCAAATTTCATCACCGCAGTGTCGGCAGCCAACATCCCTTATGTCAGTGCCAGTTTGAACAGTGATGGCTACATGGTTCTCACTCACAGCCAAGGTGGCACAATATACCTAACCAATATCGTTGGTCAAGGAACGCCAATTGCCACTGCTGGTTTTAACTCAACTGTACTTGGCATACACAGCAACTTTCAAATTGCCAATCCGCCAGGTGGGTTGGTTTTAAGTAATTGGTTGAATTTTCCAACCATTTCAGTTCAGGCCAGCACAGCAGCCCCCACAGTTGATCCAGCCAATGGCACATATTGGTATTACAGCACCGCAGTTGAAGCTGACATCATGATTCAAAACAACGGTGCCTGGGTCGGCTACAAAAACTGCGCGAATGATGTTCGTGGATTCAATTTGAACAACACCAACGCTGCTGGCCCAATTTTTGCTACATCTGCTCCTACCACACAAAACAACGTGGCTCAGAGTCCACTTCAATATGGTGATTTATGGATTGACACCAATGATCTTGACAATTATCCAAAAATTTATCGTTGGCAAAGTGTGGACAGTGTAGACCAATGGGTGGCAATTGACACTGCCGATCAAGTGTCTCAGGATGGCATACTGTTTGCCGATGCTCGATGGGCCACAGATGGAGATACAAATCCCATTACAGATGCTATTCCCAGCATTGTGAGTTTATTGACCAGCAATTATCTAGACTTGGATGCACCAAATCCAGCATTGTTCCCCCAGGGCATGCTGTTGTGGAACACACGCCGATCAGGATACAATGTCAAGAGTTTCAACAGCAGTTACTTGAATAGCACCAATTTTCCAACTATTCCAAGTTGGATCCCAACACAGGCCTATCCGTCTGTGAGTGCATCTTGGGTCACTGCAAGCGGTAACCGCCCAGACGGTGCTATGTATGCTGGACGCCTTGCACAGCGTCAATTGATTGTTAATGCCATGAAGAGTGGGCTGGACACCAACATAGGTGCTCGAGAAGACACCACCGAGTTTAACTTGTTGGCCACACCCGGTTATCCAGAGCTGATGTCAAACATGGTTGCACTCAGCAACGAACGTAACAATACTGTGTTTGTGGTTGGAGATACCCCAATGCGTTTGGCAGCCAGCGGTACTGACATAACTGCTTGGGCAACTGACAACAGTGGTGCTGGTCTTGCCACCGGAGATGGGTTGAACGCTTCAAGTCCGTATCTGGCTACATTCTGGCCCAGCTGTCAAACAAACGATTTGAGTGGAAACCTTGTGGTACAACCACCAAGCCACATGATGGTACGCACAATTTTGCGCAATGATGAGGTAGCTTATCCATGGTTGGCTCCTGCAGGAACACGCCGTGGTGTTGTTGACAACGCCAGCGCAATTGGTTACATCAATTCTGTAACTGGAGAATTTGTACAACTTGGCGTCAATCAAGGCTTGCGGGATGTGTTATACAATTTAGATATAAATCCAATTACTTTTGTACCCGGAGTTGGTATCACTAATTTTGGAAACAAAACCACAACCACAGTCACCAGCGCACTTGACCGTATCAACGTTGCTCGTTTGATAGCATTTTTGCGCAATCGATTGAATCAAATTGGTAAGTTGTATTTGTTCGAACCAAATGACACAATCACACGCAACGAAATCACCAATACTATCAACAGTCTCATGATTGACTTGATTGCTAAACGAGCAATTTATGACTACTTGGTAGTTTGTGATTTGAGCAACAACACACCTAGTAGAATTGATAGAAACGAGCTGTGGGTCGACATTGCTATTGAACCTGTCAAGGCCGTGGAATTCATCTATATTCCATTGCGTATCAAGAACACTGGTGAAATAGCTGCTGGAGCCGGTGTCTAACAAAAACTGGGTCCTGGACCCAGTTTTACAAGACAGGTAAATAAAGATATAGGAGAATCTAAATGGCAGTTTCATCGTTACAGAGAATGACAGTGCCTTTGGCAAGTGACCAGAGTGCAACAACTCAGGGCTTGCTAATGCCCAAACTAAGATATCGCTTTCGCGTGTCTTTTGAAAATTTTGGAGTAAGCAAACCAACAACTGAATTGACAAAGCAGGTTGTGAGTTTTGCTCGCCCCAATTTGAATTTTGACCAAATTGCTATTCCAGTTTATAACTCAACTGTGAAACTAGCAGGCCGTCACACCTGGCAACCAGTTCAGTGCGAAGTTCGTGATGACGCCAGCAATGCTGTTGCTAGACTTGTTGGCGAACAGTTGCAGAAACAAATGGACTTTTTGGAAATGAGTTCTGCAAGTTCCGGTATTGACTACAAGTTTTTAACAAAAGTCGAAGTACTGGATGGCGGAAATGGTGCTAACGAACCTGTTGTGTTAGAAACCTGGGAATTGTATGGTTGCTATCTTGCATCGGTTGATTATGGACCATTGAACTATGGTACAAATGAAGCCGCGGCAATTACAATGAGCATCGAATATGACAACGCCAATCAAACACCCAACGGCACTGGTGTTGGTACTGTGATTGGTCGTACACTGGGCGATATTGTAACCGGCGCTGGCACTACACAAACACAAATTTAAGGTGTAGCCCATGCAAGGTGGCGGCCCTTTTGGGCAACAGTTTTTACAAGGCTTTTTTGGGTCTAACTTCTTGCGTGATTACACTCACGCAAGTAAAACTTTTCTCACCAACAGCTACGAACTTAAACCCAGGTTTAAGTTTTTGTTCCATGTCAACTTTGTTTTGAATATTGATCAAATTCCTGGGCTGCGTAATGCAGGAATATTTCAACAACAAGAAATTACCAATTTGAGTTTGGCAGTTAAAACTGTTGACTTACCCAAATATTCCATTGATACCGATGTAATGAATCAATACAATCGTAAAAGATTGATTCAAACCAAGATCAATTACGACCCAATCAATATTACATTTCATGACGACGGTGGCGACAACATTCGTGAATTATGGTATCAGTACTACAGTTATTACTACAAAGACCCCAGTTATCGACTGAACAATGTGCCAGATACCAACGGCACCCTTGGCGCTATCCAGCAAAGACAAACCGGTTTTGGATACGAACCTCGAGACATATACGAACAGCAAAGAATTGGCAATGTCAACGACTGGGGGTACATAGGAGAGAACTATGGTGATGCAACCAGTGGGGTCAGTGGAAAACCTGCTTTTTTTAAACAAATAGAAATTTATGGGTTTGATCAACACAAATATGCAGTGTATGTGTTGTTCAATCCGCTGATCACCAGTTGGAGTCATGATCAATATGATTATGCTCAAGGCAACGGAATTATGCAAAACAGCATGACTGTGAAATATGAAACAGTCAAGTATTTGAATGGCGCACTGAGTGGCAGCTATCCAGACACCAATATTGGCACATTCCCTGACCCCGCACATTATGACCTTATTAAAAGTTCCATTGCCCGTCAAGGAAGCACGGCCACTGTGTTTGGTCAAGGTGGATTGCTGGAAACTGCTGATGGTATATTAAAGGATCTTCAATCAAACAGTGCCATGGGGCTGTTGGGCGCTGTACAAAAAGCAGGCGCTTCTTACAATACTTGGAAAGGCAAAAACATCAAAAGTATTGCCACAAGTGAAAGTGTCAAGTTAGGCACCAATGTTTTAATAAACAACTTACCTGGTGCCACCAGGGCTGTGACAAACAAAGCTGATGGCATATTTTTCCCCAAGGCCAAACCATGAGCTCAGTAAACAATCCCAACTACATCCTTGATCAAACTGTGAGAGTGTTTGATGCATTTTATGATTATGACGTAAATGTGCCCGCAGCCGAGTATGATCTTGTGTACAGCTTTTTCAAACGTGAAATGGGCGATGCCGGAGTGGCTGCAAATTTCACAGCCAGTCTTTTTAGAGTGGCCAGCAACACAGACGTACCAATTTTAAACTTGTTGGAAAGTTTGCAAGGAGCCACTGGAATGCAATTGACTGTGAACATGGCATACTATCTCAACAATATTCGCAGCAACAGCACACTACTGGGCGTGAATTCAGCCACCACTCCCAATTACTATGCCGCTAGAGCAGTGGTACAATGAGCAGATGGGCGCAAGGTTTTTATGAAATTTTAAATCCCAACAAATACGTGGGCAAAGGCAAACCACGTTATCGATCAGGTTGGGAACACAGTTTTATGAGATTTTGTGATACCAATGATCATGTATTACAATGGGCCAGCGAAGCAGTGCAAATACCTTATCGCAATCCTGTTACAGGCAAACAAACTGTTTATGTGCCTGACTTTTTGATTACCTATCGCACTCGAGACAACACAGTGCGAGCCGAACTGATTGAAATCAAACCCAAAAAACAAAGTGTAGTTGAGAGTAAAATGAGCTCAAGAGAACGAGCTGTTGTGGCCATTAACTATGCCAAATGGGATGCTGCACAAAAGTGGTCTCGCCGTCAAGGCATTGCCTTTAGAGTGATAACTGAAGACCAAATGTTCCACAACGGTCAAAAATAAACCATAAATATCCGCATGACGCGGAAACTAGAGGAACTATTTGATTTACCCCCATCGCAAACAGAAATTGATTCTGTAGCGCCCACCATCACACAAAATCGTGAAACTATACAAGCATTGGATGCAGCCATAGACAAAATCGATGAGGCGCTGCCTGCAGTCAAAGGATTGGACGCCACTGACACAGAAATGGATGAACTTGCTGGATTGGCCACTGCTAGCTATCGAGATCTAATGGATCTTGGCATGCAAGTTGACAGTCGTTTTGCTGCGGAAATTTTCAACACAGCAAGCAGCATGCTTGGTCATGCCATCACAGCAAAAACAGCCAAACTAGACAAAAAACTCAAAATGGTTGATTTGCAGTTGAAAAAAATGCGACTGGATCAAAGTCAACCAGAAGAATCCAAGCCACAGCAAGGCACTGGACATGTGCTGAGTCGCAATGAATTGCTGGAAAAAATTCTAGCCGGACCCAAACAAAACGGTACAAATGAATAAATATAACACAGGATCATAACATGAAACCATTCGCAAAATATCTTGCCGAGAGTGAACGTACATACGACTATAGAATTAAAATTTTAGGTCGTGCCAACGATGACCTCGTGCGCCAACTCAAACAAAAACTGGATCAATTTGACCCAGTGAGTCTAGGTGATGTCAAGTCTACACCTATACAAAAAGTTCCTACAGATTTCCCCAACAATCAGAACGAAGCTGTGAGCATGTTTGACGTCAAGTTCAAGTACCCAGCCATTGATGCACAGATCAAACAGTTGTGGCAATTGTTGGGACAAAACCCAAATCACATCATCATGGGCACTACCACACACGCCGAGGGTCTTGCTCAAGAATATGAAAAGATAGACAGTGAAAACAAAGATCTACTCACCGACACAACGTATCCTGCTCCTGATTCAGAACAAAAGGCCTTGAAGAAGGACTACTCAACTGGACCCTATGATCATGCTGTGTTGAAAAACGCATACCGCAGTGATTTCACAGTGGCTGGTGGCAAGACACCTGCTGCTAAAACCACAAATGACATTGCACCTGGCACACAAAGTCCAATGACCAAGATCAATCGCCCCACTCGACCAGCAACTGGTCGCAACCCAAGAGGATAATACAAATGACATTTTTTTACGATTTAAACAAAAAGTTAGACGCCATCCGCGAAAAGCCAGAAGTCACACACAAACAGTTGAACGAACGTGACGAAGGCAAGCCAGGCAAGAACTTTGCCAAGATTGCTGCAGATGCTGCTGAACGTTATGGCAGCAAGGCTGCTGGTGAGCGTGTGGCTGGTGCTGTGCGAAACAAACTCAAAGCTCAAGGCAAGTTGGAAGAAGAGAGCATGGTGGAGAACACACATTCAGGTGTTCCTTTTAAATTAAATAGTAATCCAAAAAGTGTTATATTGCAGTTAAAAGATATGGGATTAGAACCAGAGG